CACCTTTGTCACCTTTCGGCCCTTTGATATTGCCGATTAATACTCTTGCCATATTTTTGTCCTCCTTATATTTCGTAGTACAAAGCACCTGTTTCAGAATCATAAGAGAAAACGGGTGCTTCGTCATTGTAATTTGCGTATAAATTACCATCCGCGTCAACTGATAACGTATACATGCCTGAAACAGGTGTTGTAATGCCGCTTTCTCCCGTGTCACCTTTGTCACCTTTTTCACCTTGTATTCCTTGTATACCTTGCTGACCTCTGAATTCATCATTAGTGAGCTTTCTATTAAGCTCTGAAACAGCACTATTCGCACTGTTTACCAAAGCGTTACCCTGCTCGATCAAACGATTAGCAGCATCTTTTTGTCTCATTAATTCAGTTTCAAATCTCTTAACAATGGATGCATTTACATCGTCAACAGAACGCATTACGACAATTTCTAATTCATCATTTTGTGTACTCGATATTTCATCTTTCAACTTTATATGATCGACATTGTTCTTTTTGACTACACTGTATTCGTCATCATGTAATTTCAAACCGTTTATATACACGTTCAAAATATCTAAATCAGGATCAAACATAGGGACGTCAATAAGAAATGTATCTGTAGGAGTTGAAAGTATTCTAAACTTTTTTTTGTACTCTCTTAACACTCCAATTCCGTTTAGGTTTTCTTTGATATTAGAGAACCATCCGTCAATCGCTGATTGCGTTTTGCTGTAATAATCTTCATATGCTTTTTTCCATTGAAGATATAATGTACTTGTATCTACTTTATCAATCAACGCTACTACCCAACCACATACAGCTGTATTGGCTCTTGTATCAGTAATATCAGATTGTTTGATTGAACCTGTTTGTTTCTTAACATAAATTTCAGCTAAACACATCTCTTTTACCGAATCAGTTTTTTCTAGCGCCGGTGGCTCAGGATTTGATTTAGCCTGTCCATGTTTTATGTATATAAACATATCGCGTACATCTTCGGTTTCATCACAACGAATCACGACCCTGTCAATCCGATCATAAACATAATCAGATTGCGGAATTTCTAATACTTCTACAGCTGTATTTTCCATCCAATGCCCGTAGCAGTGAGCAATCCCGGACATTACTTTAATAGTGTCGTTATTATTAGCCATAACCTGAAGTGCATTACCTCGATTGGGAATGACACCATCGCTTATTAAACTCAACAACGGTTTATTAAGTTCGCTGTGTCCGTACCTGCGATCTCCGTTTATTGATGTAAAAAATCCACTTTTAATCACTATCATCACCATCCTTCTCAAAAATAGGATTAATTCTGAATCCGGATTCATCTTCAATAATGTCCGCCTCAACAATTCTTGAATCAAACATCATACCGTACTCATTTTTTATCGTTACGACATCACCGATAAAAAAATCAACTCCGTATAAGAATTGATTTTGAACAATCGCGCCGTCAACTGTTTCACTTTTTACAGATAACGCAGCATTTCCTTTTTCTTTCAGCTGATTAACATACTCGGATGCGGATATTTCGCCGTCATTTGTACTTAACTCACGCGCATCTACAAACTGCTCGCGCCTAGATAACCCCTTCGCCGATCCTACTGTAACTTTAACGCGCTTATTCCCTTCTCCTTCGCCTGCCACAATCGCCACATTTCTTATCGTAGAAAAGTCACAGAAATATTGTGTTGATAGCAAATTATCATATCCTTTTGAAAATGTAATCGGGGATTCAATACCGCTTGAAACACTTCTATCGGTACCCCTGTACAATTCAAATACAAATTTTTTGCTTTCCTCATGAAATAACATCCTGAAACCAATACGATAAGCTTTGCATATTTGGATAATATGTTCTAACAGATTATCGTAAGTACACTGTATTTCAATCGGATCACCAAAATCTTTCAGGGGTCCTAAAGCAATATTAGGTATTTTTCTATTTGCATCACTTGGATTAATGCAATTTTCATTCAAAAGCTTCCTAATATATCCCTCAACGGTTCCTGAATAAACAGTCTGTGACATAATGATTCTGCGGTCTAATATGCTTTCAATATTACGTCCTGTAATAGTTGCGTGACTTCCGTTTTCAACATCAGTCTCTATTTTAACGCTTTCAATAATTCCAAAAAAGTCATCATACTGAATATAATTTTCTATTGCTAAAACATTTTTATCAAATAACGATGCGCTCATATAGATTTCAAAATCACCGCATTCATAATACTTTGGTGCGATTATCACCGATTTAGCTATATCGATGTCACTTATGAATTCTAAGTTTTTGTTAAAAATATAAATATCCATGCCTAAACTCCCTGATATTTATTCGAATGTTCAACAGTCACTTCCATAAATTCGCTGCCATCGTCCGCTAAGCAAGCAAATCTGTTTAATCCTGTGTGGAGTACAAACCAATGAGTATCTGACGAATTAGAACTCCGCGCAAGTTTATTGATGATATTAGATATTTTTCCGTCACGTTTCAGCTTTATAAATTTATTGCCGCTGTTCGTGTTGATATATACTTCATCGCCTACACGCAAAGTGATATTCAACTTCATCATCTTTCGTTCATCAACACTGTATATTTCCGGATTAACAACCGTTCCTATTGCCAAAATTTTAACGATAACACCGGTGTCAACATTACCTGCATTTTCAACAATTCTGACAATATCACTGTTTATTCTTGATACCTCAATAGGATTATTTAATTCTATTGAAAAGGGGAATTCAAATAATTTAGTTATGCGCGAAATATCAGTGATCATTTTCAAAGCATCTTCCCAATATGGCTGTGGACATAATATACTTACTTGAATGACGACGCTCGAACTAAAAGGATTCAAATCAATAGTTTCGACAATTCCCGAAATCGTATAATCTTTATCATCCATCATATATCGCAAGCTTACCTTATGCTTTATTTGAAAATAATCATAAAGTTTGGTTCTGTTAAATTCAATGTCAGCCAACGGTTTAATCGACAGCACTATATTTCTGATGTTTGCGTGCGATCCATTCTCTACGTAAGCATCAGTAGTAGGAATAGATTCTGTATTAACAACAGCATCCATCGCTGCCATTCCTGAAGCTTCTATCGTAGCATAAATTTTTGCATCGTTTATATTTATAGGAGATAATATGCCATTATCGATAAAAAGATCAAACACTATACCTTACCTCCAATCATTCGCAAAGTATTTTTAGTTTGGCGTCGGATTTCCATTCTATCCGTAGCTTTCGGTGATGTAATATATTGGTTGTATATTACCTGCATCCCTGCCTTAGACTCACCAACCGCGCTCTCATTAATAAAATTAACTTTTGCTTTATTTTGTATTTTTCCGCTGACATTTGATAACTTTGATTTCATTTCATTAATTGATATTATATTTTTTTGTAAATTACCGATTTTTTGTTTAAATCCGCTGATTGTATTTTTCACAAAACTATCGCCTATGCTGTCGGTTTTTTTCAGCGAATCTTCTGTTAGACTCGCAATAGAATTAATAGCAACATTTCTGTTGTCATCAACACCTTTTTTAATACCGAACGGTATCCACTTTGATCTTTTGGAAAATGCTTTAGCCGGCGAATTAACTTCTGCTTTTTTATTAAAAGCACTAAGCATACCATCTACAGCATTATTCATCGTTATATTTAGCAGTGGTAAACTTGCCTGGATACCTTTTAATAAGCCGCCCGCAACATATAAACCTGCATCGTACATGTTGTTGTGTTTGGTTTTAATACCTTGAATTGCCTGATTGGCCATTGTGCTGCCAATGTTATAGGCGCTGCTTGAATTTTTAGCAATCCCCTTAACATATTTATCACCTGCGGTTGAACCGGTAGATTCACTACCTGACGATCCTTGTTTTTCACCTTTTACCGCCGATAAACCGATTTGAGTACCCGCCTGATACGCGCTGGAGGTGTAAGCTTTAACTCCGCCGGTATATTGGCTGCCTGTTCTGCGCCCTGCTTCGCTTGCCTTTTGCGGCATTTTGTTCATCTCGGCAGCCATATTATCGTTAATAGCGGTAACCGCTTCTGTCGTTCTGTCTCTTTCAGATAATATCGATTTCTTTATTTCATTTGGCACAGCAATTCCTGCGATACCTGACTTTTCGAGCAAATCGTTGAAATTCGCAAGAGATTCCATTTGTTCGATCGCTTTTTGCGGTGAAAGCTGACCGTTTGCAATCCCTTTACTTATATATTCAGGAACTTGCTCGCCCGCTAAACTTGATTTCTTAAGCAGTTCACCAAAAGAAACCAGTTTATTCATTTTATCAACAGCTTCACTTGGCTGAATAGATCCGTCAGAGATCCCCTTTGCCAAGGCACTTGGAATGGTGATACCGCACTTTTTCGCTTTATCCTCAAGCGAGCGGAATGTAATCAATGATTTCATTTCTTCAACTGATTTCGGAACAGCGTATGAACCTGCTTTTATCCCTTTACTGACAGCTTCGGGAATTTTGACACCCGCCTTTAAACAAGCCTCAGTTAAGGCATTTAGTTTTTCTTGAATTTCGGCTTGATTCAATAACTTCTCGGTATATTCAGAAGTCTCTTTATATTCGCTATTTCGCTCCTCTAACGCTTTTGTATTTTTTTTCAACGCTTCGCTTGTTTCCCTGCACGCTTTTTTGTAAGCCGCTTCTTCTTCAGCATATTCCATAAAATCCTTGCTTCCGTTTTTTTGAGCTTCTGCTCTCTTTTCGGTTGCCTCGGCTAATTTTTCCTCGTTTTCGGCATGTTGTTTTGTGAGTTTTGCATTTTCCACCTCAAGCTTTGCGATGTCTTGCGCGATTGATGTTAGATTTTCTTGTGCCGCTTTCGCCAAAACTAAATCTTTTTGAGCATCGATATTACGTCGAATTGCATCTGTTGACATATTCAACGCATCTTTTTCGGCATCGTATTTAAGATTTAATTCAGGCATGATTTCGTTCAAATCGGAAACCAATTTATTCATTGTTTTCTTTTGAGCCACACTTTTTTTCTCAACATCGTTTAACTGCTTTATTTTTCTAAATAACACATCAGCAGTAGCAACTTGTGTCTCAGCAGATTCTGTAGCATCTTTCCTTGACTCAGCGCTTTCTTTCATAGCATCATTGAGCGCTTCGTGTTCCACAACCAGTTTTTTCGTCGCCTCCACGCTTGCGTATGTTTTTTCATTCGCTTTTCTTGTGGCGGCTGCATAAGCCACCAATCCTACAACCGCCCCTGCAACAAGACCTGCCAACAATCCCCAACCTGTCATTTTCTGCGCAATAGCAAGCGCTTTGGATGCTGCGGTTGCGCCTTTAGTGGCTGCGGTATTAGCTAAAGTTGCGGTCGTATTAGCGACAACGGAAGTTGTTGAAAGTTTCATAAGCGTGGTAGTTATTGCTGTTATGGTATTAGCTGCTTTCTGTGCCACTTTATAAGTTCCCCAAGCTGTCGCAACGCCTAAAACACCGCTCCCCAAAGGTTTTGCGTGCTTAATCATGAAACTGATAGCGTCCTTTAATGGCGGTATAGCTTCTTTTGTGACGCTTTTTAACACAGGCATCAATTCCTTGCCGACCGGATATACCAAATCATTTTGAATATCTCGACCAAGCGCTGAAAATTGACTTCCTAAATCTTGAACGCTGTTTGTTTCGATCGTTTTTAGAGAGTCATTGGTTGTTTTTATATTCCCATTAATATTAGTCAAAGATTTTATAGCATCCTGTCCTAAATCTTCCCACATGGTACCAAACAAATCAACTCCTGCTTGATTCCGTTTTACTTCATCATCTACTTTAAACAAAGCGGTAACAGTCTCTTGCATAGCTTTTTTTGCGCTCTCACCGCCTGCCGCAAAACGATTTCTCATCGTATCTGCGTTTAAACCGATTAATTCAAATCCTTCATTAGTAGATTCCGCCGTATCTTTAACCCTGATGCCGAATTCTTTCATGGCGTCACCCAGTTTATCGACTGAGAATGTGCCTTCTGCCGCCCCGTTTGCTAAAGAATTAAAAAGATCTTCACTGGATAGTCCTAACTGTTTATAATGGATAGAATATTCATTGATCACATCCAACAAATCACCATTTTTATCCAGTCCTTTTTGCGCTCCTTGCGCAATCAGATTGAATGCTTCTTCTCCTGATAAACCAAATTGATCTACCAACATATTAGCAGACCTTATACTCTCGCCGACATCGTAATCGAAAGTGTCGCGCATTAATAATGCGTTCTTCGTCAAATCCTTTATTTTTGTAGGATCAACTTCTTTTGATGTTTGAACAACTGTTGCCATTGAATCTGCAATGTCCGAAATACTTTCTCCGAAATTCTCTGAGTATAACTCCTGCATGACGTTTTTAAAGTTTTTCATTTCTTTAGCGCCGGCACCGGTTTTGTTTTGAAATCTATAGATAGCCTTTTCGTTATCGATAAGTTCTTTACCGAAATCTTTAAATCCACTGATTAATTTTTTAATGCCCTCTGATATTAAATCAGACACCGTGCCTTTTAAGACTGTAAAGCCTTCCTCTAATTCTTTTGCATCACTAGATGCTTTTTTTGCACTGTCACCGACACTTTGAAAGCCATCACTAACATCATCAGAAACATTATCAAGCTGCTTTGATGCAGTTTCGAGATCATCGAGACGACTTTTATAATTGCGCATCTCTTTGGTTGTTTTGTTGACGGTTCCTTGTTGATTGAGAACGGTAATCCTTAACTTTTCTGCAGCTACTTTATTGTTGCGTTGTTCTTTTTCAACATTGTTCAAAGCTTTTTCATACTTTTTGTATTCGTCCGAAGTTTTTGAAACACCCTGTTCAGCTAATTCCTTTAACTTTGATTTTAGTTCCTCGGCTCTTTTCGCGTTTTCTCGTTCCGCCGCTTCTACTTCTTTCAGTTCGCTTTTATGTATCTTTAACTTAGATACCTCATTTTCTAAAACGGTTTGAAGCTGCTTTAACTTAGCTTGCAGACCTTCGGTAGAGTTTTTCCAATCATCCATACCGGCACTTGTTGCTTTAAATTGCGCATTCGCCAGTTTGATATTTCGTCCAATCTCATTAATGCCTTTTTTAAAGTCAGATAGATCGATCTTATAAGAGGTTGTGATATTTTCTTGTTGTGCCATTTTAACACCTCCTAGAACCAATCATCACCGGCTTTTCGCCTTATTATGTTCGGTTCTGTTACATTTTTATTTTTGTTATGTTCACCTAATCTTTTTATCAGAAGAAACACTTCCTTCGCTCGTTTTTCTCTAATGTCAAACGGAGATAACGAAGGAAAATTTTCACACAGAGTTATCTGCATATCAAACAAAATAGAGTAAAGGGAAGCTTCTAGGCTTCCCTCTGATCGTTTTTTTCGTCATCATCCGAATCGGAAATACCATAAATGAGTTGAACGCAATAAGCGACGATGTCCTTAGCTACTTGGAGCAGTTCAATCGTGTTACAACGCTTTAATTCGTCATCTGTGATTCCTTCAAAAATATCTTTTAACATCGGTTTTACATAAGGCAAGGATTTTAAAATTGCTTGTTCCGTCGTATCGCCATCTTCGTTGAAATCAATTTTATCGAGAATATCCTCTACAATGCCGAAGCTGATGAAAGCAGTATCTTCTGTGTACTCTTTCTCAACAACTCTTTTGCCATTGACTTTTTTATGTACTTTAAGTTTCAGTTCCATTTCATTTCTCCTTATTCTGTCGGTGTTTCAGATGTAGACGGTGTTTTAGCAACTAAAATGTCCGGTGTTGTAACCGTAGTGAAGAAATCGGCAACGTCTGCCAAGTCTCTGCCTAAGTCAACATTAACAGCCTTTGCACCTTTTCCGGTTTTCTCGAACTTATGAGTGGTTGAAATGTTTGTATATTTCAATTCCTGACCGTTAGCATCTGTTCCACCATTAATAGTAACGTGTTTTGAATCAGGAACGGCGAACGTGCCTTTTAATCTCCACACATAAACCTCTGCGCCGTTTGTTTTCTTTGTTTTGTATCCTAACGCAAAAGAAACATTCTTTCTTTCTCCCTCAAACAATGCTCCGGTTTCCTCGTCGTAATCTTGTCCTGTTAATCTAGCTAATACATCCAAAGGAATCGCAGAAACAGAGCATGTTATTTCGTCGCTTCCTGCCGATTCAATCGTAATTGATGGTGCATTATCATAATAATGAACATCGCTTGAGCTTGCTGTTGTTTTGGAAATTTCGGCAACTCCCGCAATCGGGAATACTTCGCCTGTCTTATACTCTCCTTGATCATCTACAATCACTTCTGCCGCTACTAAATCTTCTACACCTCTGTATTCGGTTATTTCTTTTTTTTCCATGATTATTAATCCTCCTTATTGTCATTTTGTATAAACAGAACATTAATTCCACGCCCTGTATGAGTTGGTTCATCGCTCAGAACATCATAGCCTTGTCCATCCACAATGAAACCTTCTTTTTTCAGAAATTCCTTTGCTTTCTGCAGCACGGTGTATGTTAATTTCGGATCGCTTGAATAAAAATTCAAATCAAAATCCCACACCGCACTGTGTTCATGGTTGTCATAAAACGATTCGTCATAAGAATTGTTGTTCCAAAAAGTAAAAAAGCTTTCCGGATATTTTTCGCTTTCACCAAGCGACCCCTGTCGACGTACCGGATAACCAAGTGGCTCTAAAGTTTTAATCAATTGTTCAACCATTTTAACCGCCTGCCTTCCTGATTGCGTCGTAGAATGCATCTTCTTGAATTTCTTTTATTTCTTGTTTTGTTTTTTTGCCGTAAAGTGCAGCATATAGTTTTGGATCCTTTTTCGTTCTAGGTGTTCCATACAACAAAAAAATGGAAGGTAATCCACCTTTTGAAATATCGAAACCGACATTTACCTTTGCCGCTGAACCGGACCAGTTTATTTCAGCATCTTTCTTTAATGAACTTTCAGTAACACCGGTTTGCTTGTGCGGTTTAATTGCTTTTTTTAGCTTTTCAGTGACATGTGAGTGTGTGTCCCTCAAAGCTTTTTCGGTTACTTTTTTAACATCACACTCTAATTCATTCAACCGAGCAATTACTTCGTCAAAGCCATCAATTTCAACATTAAATTTCGACATTACGCTTTTCCTCCAAGCCTTTTCACCTTAAATTTTAGAAATTGATTTCTCATTTCAATATTTTCAGGCGTTCCGACAATTTCATAAATACGCCCGCTATCAAGTAAAGCGATTCCGCATTCTGCAAGAATATCGGGTCTGAACCAAGTTTCAATAACTGCCGTATCCTCAACACTGTATAAGCCGTTTGTAACTTTTTCTGTACCACCGAACGTTTTGAAGCTTCCGTAAAAAATCAAATCTGCAGAAACATCTTCTTGGTTTGGATATATTTTTTTATTTGTACCTAAAATGTTTTCCCACTTAGGTATCAATATTTTCATAGGAATATTAAAAATTGATGTAGGTCTGTACATTTAAGTTCTCCATTTCCAACAAACAAAGACAGGTTATTACACCTGTCCGTCTGTTTGTTCTTTTTTTGATGCAAGTTGTATAGCTCTTTGTATAAAATACGGCGATAAAGAAGTACATCCGCTGCCATAATTCCATAAATCAACAACGCCTTGAGTAATAATGCCTATTGAAGATTCTGATTCTACGATATTCCTTGATACACCTGCGTCGAGTAGAAATTGTTTAACCTCTGCAATATACCCCTTGACAGTCTCGTCATGATAACTTCCTGTGATACCGATATTTGCCTTGATTTTTTCAAGCATATTGATTATTTAGCTGCTCTTGCGGGTGCTGTACCTGCTTTCTTAATGAGGAAGCACCCGGAAGCATCAATAATCTTTCCGTCGATAATCGTTAATCCCTTATTGACCCATTCGTTACGATTATCGTCAAAATAACGCTTTATTCCAAATTGGTAATTGGAATTTAGCCCATAATCGTATGGCGTCCAAAAGATTCCTATAATATCGCCGATTTCTGCAGTATCAAAATCAGCAATAATATCCGGTTCAACAAGATCTACATGACGACCAAAAAATGAACCGCCATCATTTCCGATTGATAAATCAGCAGCTTCTTTAAAGATAGGACGATCATTTTTGTCTTTCATTGTAGATAGATAACTTTCTACAGTTGATGACGGGAATATAAATTCACCTTGACCACGCTTTTCCAACGGCACTTTCGCAAACAACTTCTTTCTCCACGCTGTCCAATCACTGATTTCTGTCTCATCAAGTTCAACAACATTCGTAACACGTTGGTCTTTGGTGATGCCTAGCGGTTGTTTGATGCCGGTTCCGTGTATGATTGCTAAATCCATCCCCTTCACATAAGCTTTAACCATAGCCTCAGTAATTTCACTTTCAAACACCGACAAGGATACAATATGTGCAATCAAAGATCGTGCAATTTTAATTTCACCGAGCTGATAACTGAATGAAATATATTCATTAATCTTACCTGCTTTTTGGTTATCAGAAACTTCTGTTTCTCCTACCCAATTAAGTGTCACTTCTAAATCAGAAATAGGAAACTCAACCCCGCCCGGAACATCCAGTTTGCGAACTTTGGAATAGATATGCCCGTATACTTTATTTACCTTTTTGATAAATTCATTCATAATTGTTTTAGGAATGATTGCACCAATATCTGCCGTTACTGTAACACTGGCATCTCTTTTAGTTTTAAATTCGGACGGAATAGGTGTACCGGTTTGTACATAAGCCTTGAACGCTTTACGATATTCAAGTGTCGCGTAAGGTTCTTCATCGTCTCTTAATTCATCAGCGCCTTGTACAAATGTTGCCAACGGATTAAAACCACGCTGTTCATCAGGGTTCAGCGGCAATCCACTTCCACCATTAATTTCAGCTACTTCAATACTGCGCAGCTGTTCTTTTGCTTCTTTAATTTCTGCTTCAACTTCAGATAAAGTGTCGCCAAGTGAACGCACCTCATCAGCTGTGTTAGCCGCTTCGATTGATCCGCGCAGCTCCTTCGCTCTCTTTTCTTTTTTTTCAATCAAGTTTTGTAAATACTTTTTCATTTGTCTTGTCCTCCTTAAAATAAGTATTTTGCTTTCAACTTAGCTAAATCTAAATCGTTTTTTGTTTTTGTAGCCCTTGCATGATCCAACGCCATTTGATTACTTTCTGAGTCAGATCGTGCATGTATGGATGTGCTTGCATACGCCGGATAATTAACTGCACTAACCTCTTGTACAAAACCGATTTTAGTAATGCGCCGTTTCGGATAGTCCGTGTCCAAATCCGTCCATTCATCCGCATCAACCCGAAATAAAAAGGACATTCCATCAACGTCCCCATCTTGTATCGCAATGTATAAATCATTTGCATCCGATCTTTCGCGATTAACACTTGCGATCATATGTACTCCGTCTGATTCAATAGTGAATTTCAGCTTGCCGGTCCGTGTCCTCGCGAGTGGCTTGGTGTTTAGATCGTGGTTATAAAAAAAAGCAGCATCTTTCAATGCGCTTTCGCTAATTGCGCCGCGTGCAATCGTTTCTTCAAACATGCCACATATGTCGGTCGGCTGTTCAAATACTATCGGTACACCTGTGATATTTCCTTCGTTATCGACGCTATATTCACCAAAGGAACGAGACACCATCACATCCGTGCTAGGCTTCTTGAATTTTGTCATCTTTATCACCTCCTTCCGATAAATCGCTTTTCGCGCCATCTGCGTTTTTGAATTGATATTCTTTCGCGATGCTAACGTCTACATAATTAAGCGATTGTAAACGAATGCCTTCCAATTCCGGTAAAGGCGGGAACCCAAAAGTAGTACGTTTTTCGTTTTCGAGTAAATCTCCTGCGTCTCCTAATAAACGAACCATTTCCAATTTTTCTTGGAAAGTCATAAATACCAATTCACTCGCATAAAAAATAACTTCATTACCCATTTGCTTTTCCCGATCTGTAAACAGTGTCTTAGTAAAAGCCTGTGATAATGCAATAATAATCGGCTCTAGCGCTTTTTGATAGAAAGCTTCATACTGTTGTTTTGTATAATCTCCGTTAAGAATAGCTGTCGATATTCCGTAATGCCGTAAAATTTTACTATCGATGAATTTCAGTGTAGCTTCATCAACAATTTTTAAATCTCTTTTAACAGGAATGAATTCGCCCTTGAGATCCAAACCTAAAAGACCGCTTTCATTATTTTGCAAACGTTTTTGAAAATCTAATAGATTTTGCGCCATAGAACCATCGTCAAGTATTGTGTTATACTTTACCGCGCCGTTTATCGCATACGATGCTTTCATCGCTGACGAAATTCCTTTTAACAAAGTATCATTGAGTTGCAAAGTCTTTAATAATGCATCGTTATTCGGCTGCCCTGTCTCATCGCCGCCCATAAACTCGTTACGATGGTATCTCAACTTAATATGGATGACATCTGTAATCCACAGAGTCGAATTGTATCCATTTGCAAAAGTGAATTTAACGGCCATTCTGCCGCTGTTTTTGTCTTGCAGAAATTCAACCTGCGATGGCTGAATAGGATATAACCCTGTTAATGTCCTCGAAACTCCGGACTCTCCTTCAACAATTTTCCATGTAGGTATAACAAAACTGTTGTAATTAGAATATAGCTGATACCCGATTTTTCCCAAGAAATCACTCAATGTCATGTGTTCATTTGGATTTCTAAGCACTCTTTCTACATCATCATACACTGTGGTTGAATCTCTCCCGGACTTCCTAACGTGATGTGGATTCAATTTCTGCAATTCCGTGACTATACACCCTATCGCCTGTTCAACTACATCTGATGCGTATATGTCATTGCCGAATTGAGAAAAAATGGGCATATACCCATTTAATGCAGGAGCATATTTATAGCTGTCTTTGTTCTTTCTTTTTCCTGTGAACCAATCTAATAACCCCAAGCGTCTCACCTCCTTTATTTAAAAACTTCGTTTCTAAATCTTTTATACGTGGCGTACAAAATAATCAATGTTACAGCGCCGTCAATGCGCTTTGATCTTTTGTTTCCGGGTTTCACCGGCATACAATTTCCTAAGTTATCCACTTCAATTGCGCAATTACCCAAACACCACAGATCCATTTCGTTATTGTTTTGATTTATTAAACGATCTTTCAAATCTGCTTCAACCAATTTCATAGGAGAACTCATAACGTATCTGTTTTGATTGATCATTTCGCAATCAAAACCATAATCATCCATCCTCTTCAAAAATTCTTTTGAAAACCTTTGATCATAACCGCATTTATAAATTCTTAGTCCGTAATCTCTATACAACTCATAAAACCAATCAGCCACTTTCGTGAGATCAACGTCGTTTCCTTCGTGAATTCGCAAGATTCCTTGTTTTGACCACTCCACATATTTTGCACCTGCTTCTATATCATCAACTTTATCTAACTTACTTTCAGGAATAAAATACATAGAGTAGATGTATTTAGTTTTATCTCCCGGTTTCATCAGCATAATTTTTGCACATGTCAAATCAGTTGTTTCAGCTAAATCAACTGCCCCTAAGCATAACGAATCTTTGAAATCTTCAATATCAAACACCGCTTCGTATCTGTAGTCTGAATCCATAAGCCATGCCTGTGCATTATTTTGTTTGATATTAAAATCTTTGCATAACACATGTACTTTTGTAGATTTTTGATACTTTGCTTTATTGGCGTTGCCTCGCAGGTAACTCCATTTTTTTATAGTCCCTAATGATGGATTAGACTTATACCACGATTGTTCGTCCTGCCAAATTTCTGCCTCGCTGTCTTGCGTATAAAGCCATGGCAGAAATGTATCATCGTCAATTTCATCATTCAAGACCTGCCTAGCGTAAATTAATTTATTATCCAAATAACCATCATTCACGAATCCTTCGGTCGTTAGATTAATAAAAAGAGGTTCATCTTTAACAGCCATTGATTGCCAACATGCCATCGCTATTTCATCATCTTTAGCATCATGGCTTTCATCGTTGTATGTCTTGTCGATGTTACGACCATCTTTATTTTGCGTTTTTGCGCTCATCTTGAAAATTTTCGTATCGTTTTCGATATTACGAATCTCAGACATATTCTTGTGGGTGTATCTACTTTTAGGATCAATACGCTTACGCATCCCGTCTATCTCATTCCATATCAGCGATGCTTGCTTATCGTCGTTAGAACAACATACAATATCCATTCCACCATCACCGATGCGCAGATCGGTATGTGCATCAGCTGCCAATAAAGTCGTTTTTCCGTTTTTTCTCGCAATCAACAAGAGAATGTCTTTGAAACGTCTTATCCATCTGCCAAGCTCTGTATCATACTTTTTGAAAGAATACATTGCTTCGATAAAAGCTTTTTCCCACAGTAATAACTCCATTGGTTTCATATAAAACGGCTTTTTGCTTTGCAGACAAAGATTTTCCATAAATTTAATTCTTATATGTGCTTCTTTTGGATCATAGATATATGTACTGTCTTTTAGATCGAATATTAGTTTATCCAACTCTTGAATCATTTCTGCCCCGGCAATAATTTCACCGTTTTTTATCTCGTTTCGATATTGTACTAGAAAATAATCATCCGTTACCATTTTGAATTTTCTTCATAAATTCAGCCACAGGATCTACGTCAGTGCTGTTTCCATTTTGAAGCAGCGGACGCAACATTTTAACGATTCCAGTATAACTTTGCATTAATTCCTTATATTGATTACAAGCAGAAGTAGTGCGCTGTTGATCGACATTATAGGGATTCACCGATATAAAAGGATACTTTTTAAGTTCTGTTAAGTGTTTTTCTAAAAAAGCAATCTCTTCCAACATCGGATTAATAAATTTTTTAATTCTTTCATCCAAAGAATTAAAAAGCTCTTTTAACTCTTGCGTTCTTTCCATATGATCACCTTACCTTTTCTATGTTTGCGGTTCTTTGAAAATGTTTTGAGAAAAGTTCAAAAAATTGCCTTGTGTGCATCTGACCTCCCCCTTACAGTCCCCTTTCAAACTTCAAGTTCTATTCAGGTGGGGGGGGATGGTTGATATTTATTAAACCAATCTTCGACATAACCTATCCATTCATCATTTCTTTGTTTTGCTCTTTCTAAACAGATTTCTTTCTCTGCATCAATAAAGATAAACTCACACTTAACCTGATTGAACAGTCGCTCACGATCCATAATTAAAGGATAGCCACCGATAATGAATGCATTTGTCCATTTGCCACGGCGCATCTTGATCATGTCAATCATGCTGTCACGAATGCCAAACACATTAGAAGCTATCCTATTATTTTTGGTATATCTCTCATTGATACTGATTGCAGCATATATACTGTCAATGTCTAGTATAATGTCATCTTTCCCTGCGTTTTCTTTCACCCACGTCGTTTTACCACTACAAGGACTTCCATATACACAATACACCTTTTGTTCTTCAAATCCAAAACGGCGATGTTCTTTGTTGTGACACTTAAAATGAATCAATTCAACATTATCAGGATTCAAACTGATGTTGTAATCATTAACATTCTTATCTGTTAATTCGATCTTGTGATGTCCTATGCAATCATATTTCTTTAATATTGGTCGACCGCACAAAGCACATATTAATTCACCATTTGTATTGATCCTCTCCATTTTCAAGTTATTTACAAATCTTTCCCACTGCTTGGATTTGTAAAATTGTTTAACACTTAACATACTACAACTTCATCAATACTATGCGTATTGTTCCTGTCAATTTATTGTCATCGCTGTTTTCACCACTAATATCATGAAAACCCCATTGAACATTATTATCTCCTAATCCGGCATACATCAAGTATTTATAATTAATTAGCCATCCTTTATAAACACCTCCATCTGGACAAAATTCAACAGATAAGATAGTGCAATTATTCTTGTTGAAGCCGTCAGGATAAGGTATTATTGCGCCTCCACCTACACCATATAACATGATTCCCGATTTTGTAACAGTGGCGAAATCACTTTTATTTTTATATGACGCATGTGTATGACTGGAACTTGCATATCCTGAATGACTATGAGTTTTCGCTGCATAATCCTCATGCTCATGAGTTTTGCTTGCGTATGCTGTGTGCGTATGATCCTTTAACGCATAATTACTATGACTATGTTCTTTTGAAGCAGCTTCTTCGAATTGTTTGGTTCTGCCTCTAACCCACATGTTATTACCTCCTTACCACCGGTTGTTTTCATCTTGTTTTTTCTTGTATTCAAATTCATCATTTTGCAATTTCAATCGCTTTTCACTTAACTTAGCTTTTTTACGATCGTTTTCGCTCATGGAATTGCTGCCAGTTATGCCAGCAATAAACTTCATAGCATCGACATTGCCTGATGCTGCCTTTTCAAAAGCTGATATGATAATCACCATTTGATTATCAGCATCTTTTTCATCCAACCCATAACGCTCAATCGCCTCTTTATATTCATCGCTAACAGGTAATGAAAGTAGTAAATTCATGGCTTGCTTCATTGATTTCTTTTTACGTCTCGCTTCACCGCTTTTGAGTCCGCCTTTTCTGCCGTTTTCTCTAGCTTCACTCAAGCTTCGTTTGTTTGCAGGTATCAAGTTTTTCTCATTTGCCATTCACCTCACTCCTTCATTTGCGTAAAAAAGCACCGCTTGGGTGCTTTTAAAACCTCATATCATCGTAAAGCTTCTTAATCAAATAATTTGACGATGCCTTTAAAGTTATTAAGTTTAACAATTCACTCTTATCCGGTACAATCTTTAACATACCGTTAATGAATCCTTGCACTAAAGAAATAGCGATACCTTCGATATGATTTGGGAATCGAATTTCCAACTTATCTTTGCCGTTAAAAAACGGTTTCACTTGCTCATTGTATATCGACTCTCCATACTCATATCCTGCTATATGGGTAAATGCTTTATCTATTTGTAAATCAATAACTTTCATGCTATCATCCTTCCATTACATCAAAAAAGCACGTTTTCTCCCGTATCCCTTATCTTGGGCGGTTCTGCGTGCTTCCTCATTTAATTTAAGTCGGCTAGCGGAATTGCACCGCTGCAAGGGGGAGATACTACTGCCGACATGTATGCCGGATTGCTCCGGCTATGATAGAAAAGAAGTGAAAACAGTTGAATTTCATTGGGCTTATCTCTTTCCCTCAAAATTCCTAATACCATTATATCATGTCAACCGCACCTCCCGAGGCGGTAATTTCATAAAATATTATTGAAATTCTTTCTAATTCGCTTGATTCCGTCATCCATTCTGTCTTTTAAGTTGCCTTCACTACACTGTAATTCGGCAGCTGCATGAGAACGATTTTGACATTTATATTCACAGACGTACTTCATGATTACTCTGCGTTGCTCGGGAGTCAATACAGATAACCAATTATTAATCTTATGTACTTGTGCTTCATTGCGTTTTATATCACTTTCTATATCTGCTAATATCTTTTCCCACTTCATCACAATAGGGTCTTTTTCGTTGTTTCCCTCAGGCATCCTAGCAATACTTCCGCCATAAGGTGGATTATCCATTTCATATCTGTAATCAAGTAAGCACTGTTCCTTACGATTTTTCAATTCACTTATATTGTCGCTGTATTCGTAATACCTTGTGAGTTCTTCTTTTATGCGCTTGTCAATGTGCTTCTCTTGTTCGGTTCTTGCTTTTCCCACACTTTACACCTCCCAACATGTTCCCTACTCTTTTTAGGGGCTTTGAAACTTTGAAATAGGTATGATTGATCGCCTGTTCCGGTGTCATGATCTCCCTCCTTTATCTCCAAAATACACCGCTATCGCCATGCCAATATCGATACATGCGATTAGGATTATTAGATTAAGCATTGTCATTCTCCTATTCTTTATAAATGCTCATATATTCAGTTTCTAACCGCCTGTTGCCATCTTTACATTTCCAGTCTTTCAACATCTTTTCAATTTCATCAAATTTTGATTTTGAATCTGTTGTAACGGTTATAGAGTTTATTGACTCATTTCTATACTTAAACCTGTTTTTACAGTCTTCACAATCACAAAGCTTATGAAATTCATACAGTTCATTTCCTTTTTTTACAATACCACCTTTGTAACAAAGCCTATAATACATCGTTTCTCTCCTCCTATCAGAAAGGCAAATCATCGGTTTCAATATCCGGCTCATAATCCGCATATTCGTTGTTTTGCAATGTCGCTTCATTTCCGCCACTCTCTGCCGCTTTCTTGCTTCCTAAAGCTTGCACACTGTCCGCAACTACTTCCGTTATGTACACGCGCTTTCCGTCTTTATCATCATAGCTGCGTGTTTGTATTCTGCCTTCTAATCCAAGCAAAGCGCCTTTTTTTACATATTGCACCATAAAGTCAGCTGTTTTATTCCATGCGACACAGTTAATAAAATCTGCATCAGGTTGTCCCTCTTGTTTGATACGACGATTACACGCGATCGTAAACGAAACTACCGATGTTCCATTTGGTGTTTTTCTCAATATCGGGTCTTTCGTGATCCTTCCGACTAAAACAACGCGATTAATCATATTATCTTCTCCTTTCACACGTCCAATTTCGTTTGGATGTTGTCTTTCAACTCTATGCCATCTTTAGCTATTGCCCTCGGCTCTTGATAATCCTTTACTCCATATGCATCCATTGGATTAAATTCAAATTCTGCACATTTGTTTATTCGTTTTGCACTTGCATCACTCATCACTTTGTTTTTCAACTCACAATAAGCCACATCACCCACGATACAATTAGTGCAGTATCTGCATTTATGTTTCAACCTAAATCATCTCCTTGAATATCGCCATCAGCACCTGTTTAACGATGCTGTTGCCTGCCTGACTATATAACTGTGTATTGCTGTTCACTGCTTCTGCTTTTCTGAAATCTTCATCGCTAAATCCCATCAAACGCCAACATTCTAATGGTGTAAGTTTGCGGATTTGATGAGGACGATTTATGTATACACCATCTCCAGGATAAGCTTCCGCATAGCCTTTAACAGTGTTTTCGGGAATGATCATAGGCTGCCTATTTCCGCCTTCCATACAATTTAGTGATGGTGATATCCCTTCACTTGCATATATGCGACCTTGATTTGGATTATCTCGCGTTTGTGTTGGCATGCAATTTCCAATCTGCACTACATCCCACGAATGACGATCAAGACTGTCTCTGCCCGATGTCCTAATGTAATTCGATATGTCTCGACTCGCTTCATAAAAATCCCTTGTCTTTTCATACGAAATACAGTACCGTTCATCAACCTCAGCCTCTAACACATCTTTTAGCCTCTTTTCTAATGGTATAGGCATAGGGAACGTGTAACTGTAATTGCCTATTATGCTAACCATAAAACATCTATTTCGGTTCTGCGGAACTCCATAATTTTTAGCATTTAACAGTTTGTAATATGATTGATAACCAATGCTTTCTAAGAATGCGTACCACTCATTGAAGTCCTTGATATTTTTTGTTCCGATAACATCAGGTACATTTTCCATCAGTAACACTTGTGGGAGTGAATCCGTTTCATTCAATTCTTTCAAGATTCGCTCAACTTCCCAAAGTAACCCGCTTCTTGTACCGCTATCCTTAGACATGCCCGCTTGCTATTTTTGAAGCTTCGCTTTTCTATCAAAGGCTCCTGCCTTGCCTTTGTTTGATATAGTCAAGCAATTTCTGCTTGATTGATACGAATGTGGCACTCCTTTATTTTTTTGTAAAGGCAGGAAAAGAAAAAAATCTATACCTGTACTTGATATAGATTTTTTTGATAATCTTTTTTATGCTTTGTTTAATTTAACTGATGGTGCATCTAACCTCATAACAATATCAATTAACTCCTGTCTTACCTTCCAGTTATTTTTTGCAGCCGTCAACACCTCTCTTTCCTTCCGCATCGGAATAAGTGATAGCGCATAGTCAATCAATTTTTCTTCTACCTCTAACATTTTATCCCTCGCTTGACATATACTGAACCATGCTATTTTTGCTTCCGGCAAATCAGCAAATTCTTCATTCAACTTATCAAATTCAATTACATCTTGAATTAAATAGATACTGCTTTCTTTATAACCTTTCTTTTTCAAAAATTCCGCTTCTAATTTCTTTTCATATTCTTCCGCAACTGCCAAATCTGCTTTTGCTGCCAAATACATTTTTTGTTCTTTATTCATTGCTTCCATAATGTTCTCCTTTTAAGGGGTTTGCCCTATCTACCTTACACTTTTAACGGAAGCCGTTTCTTACGAGACGTAACAGGTGGAGACTTGTACTACCTGTTACGTGGAGTAGGAACGGCAATATTTGCGACAGCTCATTTATTAATAAAGAGCGGTAGCGTGCCTTTTTGCTCTGTGCCGAAAGTGATCTGCAGGCACAGAGCCGCCAAAAAAATTATGGACAGGTGCCCATAATTACATATATAAAATATTAGTCGCATTATCCAGTGCATTTAAAAATTCATTATAACTGATATCGTACTTTTCTATTTCAATTTCCTCAAGGATGGATACTACATAACGGAAGAATGGTCGAACCACTACACAATATTCTTTTTGTTTCACGCTTAGATCAAGGGAAAGAGGTTCCTCCAACGTAAAATCGTTTGCTAAAAACTTATGATAAACGTTATCTATTTCCTTCAAGTTAATTCGTGCTTCATTGCTAACATAATCATTCTCCCATTCACCAAGTATATAATGGATAATCAATGCGCTTATCCTCATATTAAGCTCGCTACCATCCTCAGAGAAACATTCTATAATTTTTTCTTCCAACAGTGCTTGAGCATCTGTTATATCCTCGATCATTAAATCATTATTTATCATTTTACTTTTTTCTTTTTCTAAAGCAACTGATTTAAATTGATTCAATAAATCCGTATATTCACTATAAGAATAGATGCATTTCTGATTTTTAAACCAATGTTCAAACTCTTTCTCAGTTCCACAAAAATCTTTGTAAACTACTGTTTCTTTTCCTCTTGTATCATCTATAACTTGAAGCGAAGCTATAACTTGAATAGAAGTGCCACTGCATGTTTTACCGTAAATAAATGTAAATTTCTGGCCTTTATCAACAAAATGATATGTAAACGGCGTGCTTCCATAGCCTTTTATTTTATGAGAATTACAACATGAATGACATTGAAGCATTGTACTGCATTCATCGCATGATTCGCATTTATCACAATTTAAGCAACACTTGCAGCTTACACAAGATATACATAAAAAGCAATTTTCACAGAAAATGCAAGAATCACATTCAGAACACATTTTACAAGATATGCAACTACTGCAGTTACAGCAATCTCTGCATGACAGACAATCGGTACATCTATAGGAATTTATTAAAGATTCACTATATTTTAATGCTTTTTCTTCACTTACTGCTTTTGCACTCCATTTATTTTCATTCTCATCGATCCAATAATCACCCACTAATTTTATCATAATGATCTCCTTTAAGGGGGTTACCCTATCTACCTTACACTTTTAACAGAAGCCGTTGCTTGTGAGACGTAACAGGTGGAGACTTGTACTACCTGTTACGTTGAATAAGTTACGGCAATATTTGCGGCAGCTCTTTCATTTATTGAGAGCGTTAGCGTGCCTTATTGCTCCGTGCCGCACGAAGCCTACAGGCACGGAGCCGCCCCGAAATACATAAAATAAAAGAAGCCTGCACAAGAGACTTCTGATTTTGATATCACCCCTCGCACTTTAATTATTCCATATATGTGCAAGTGGCTAACTATCAATATTCGCGGTTTTTTCAGCGTTCTAATTTCTTATCATGAAATTTACGAATTTCATTTTCTGTCTTATTAATGACTTCAGAAAGATTTGATAATTCTTGTTTTTGTTCTATCGTTTTTTCTTGATGTTGTTCAGTTAATTGCTTATGCGCATCATTTAAGCGCTCCGTTAATGAACGATTATGCCTGTTATTTAATAAGGCTTGATGATTTTCCATAAGGTAAGGACTTATTTTCGGTTCTAAGTTTTTTACATCTTTAATCTGTTCAGGGAACCACGCAACAATATGTTGATTATCTCTGAAATCGACTATCACACCATCATAACCCATTGTTTGATTGATAGCTTTTCTTAACTTCTCGGCATATTTGCCAAACAAAGTATCCAATGTTCTTAAATCAGTGTTTTGAAAATAATTATTAACCATTTTTTTAATAAGCGGTTGAAATTCTTCCTTAGTTTTCGGATTTACTTCCCAAGATTCTTCCACATAATCTCCTAATGGATTAGGCTCAAATTCATCATTAATATTATGATATAAAGTCGGAAGCTCTTTTACTATATCATATATAAACTTATTCGGTATCAAAACATTAGATAAATTGGTATCTTTAAGACCATTAATAACAATAGGATTTTTTATATTGACATAGGCTTCCACAACATTAGGATAAGCTTCACCGCTGAGCTTTACTCTTTCTTGTCCATTTTTATCGACATGAGCGAGCGTTGTAAACGATTCAGCAAAATCTCTTTTTGTCGTGAAGTAAAACCCACTTCCGTATTGATCGTTTCCTTGACCTGTAAAAGCCGGGTCAAATGAAAGTATCTTCGATCTTGTGCCGTGGTAGACCTTCAATAGATTACCTTGATCGTCACGAACTTTGCTATGTTTAAAGTATTCCTTTTGACCGGAACTTAATGACTCATCCATAATTTTCTCCTTTCAAAGACAAGAAAACCGACTAATTAACACAGTCGGTTTTCTTGTCTATTATTTCAATGCACTAATTCTTGTTTTTGTTCTATCGTTTTTTTCTTGATGTTGTTCAGTTAATTGCTTATGCGCATCATTCAAGCGTTCCGTTAATGAACGGGTATGCCTGCTTTTCTTTCTGTTTCATCCTCCGCCCATGAGCATAGAAGTTTTTCAATTTCCGTTAACTCGGAAATATATTCTTCTTTATTCATATATTGCAACGCTGGTACTACCTGTTATGTAGAACGGTAACGGCAATATTTGCGTCAGCTCTTTATTTATGTCGAGCGTTAGCGTGCCTTATTGCTCCGTGCCGCAAGAAAACTGTAGGCACGGAGCAACTAAAAAAACATGGACAGGTGTCCACATTTTAATTATTCATAAGTAGTTTGTTAATGCGCTTTATTTCGATTAAAATATTTAGCGGCGCCTTATCCTTCCACTCAACCGTAAGAGTAGCTGAATCAATAGGACAAGGCACTTCTCCTCTAACATACCAAAAGTTTATTTGTTTACTTGGCTTCTTCTTAAAAGCCCTTACTTCTCCATGTTCTGCTCTGCATATATACTTATATCCTTGATCTCGAAGTTTTTCTAATATTTGTAACTGGTAATTTAGCTCATCATAGTTATATTTCAAAATAGACTTCCTCTCTTTCTCTATAAATGAATCATCAGTCTTTTTCACTAAGACTTTAATGCAGGTAGGAAATTTTCCTTTATTACTCCCGATAGTCAAACATATATTTTTCTACCACATCTGTTCCGACTGCATCAACGAACGCTTCGCCTCTCTCTTTTGAATTAAAGCAAAAGCCATGATACTGCACAGCGTATAGACGAAGCCATTCTATGCGATGCTCTACGTGATTGAAACACATCGTCCATCTTTCTTGATTAGGGGCATCCCAATTCGGCTTAAAGGAGTACTCATCTAACAGTGCTAAGAATTTCTTGTAATCTTCACATTCTTCATATGTTCTGAATACAAGGTTATGCTTTATAGTCCATTTATCAGCACTACTATTATTGTAAGTGACTCCAATACCACCACCTATATTTAAAAAATAGTATGGTTCTCCATCCTTAGGAATAAACTTTCATATCAGCACCTCTCCTAAATCACCATTTTCAAGCTGAATGAATCGCTTGTTCGCTGATTCACTGCCGCTTAAATGACCCTTCTTTTCTTTTAATCTTTGAGTTAATAAATAATAAATGTATTCATGCTTAAGTATCATGGCATTACCTATTCTTGACCAATCCCTGTTGTGAATTTCTAACAGCATAAGCTCTAATTGACGTTTATTCATAGTTTCCAGTGTTGGAAACAGTTGTTCTGCCCTTGTTAATTGTGATTTTTCCATTTTATATTTCCTCTTTGCTTTTAATTTCATCAGTAGCCCATAAAGTTACGATATTCTCAACCTCTCGTAGTTGATCTTCATAATCTGCTTTATCTTTATACTGCAATGATACGCATAAATTGCAGCCAAACGCTTCATCTAATGAAGTCATTTCACAATCACCTATCCAGTGATCATCTAACTCAAATTCGCCTGTAACCTTTTGGATAATGAAGTTTAAATCACTTTCTACTTCATAGCTGCTTCTCATTAATTTCATTAAGTTCTCCTTTAAGGGGGTTGCCCTATCTACCTTACACTTTTATCAGAAGCCGTTGCTTGTGAGACTTAACAGGTGGAGACTTGTACTACCTGTTACGTTGAATAAGTAACGGCAATATTTGCGATAGCTCATTAATTAATAACGAGCGTTAGCGTGCATTTTTTGCTCAGTGCCGCACGAAACCTATAGGCACGGAGCCGCTAAACAAAGCATGGACAAGTGTCCATCATTTATATAAAACATTCGCTGCATTGTCCATAGCACTTAAAAATTGCTCATAACTGATATCATATCTTTCGATATCTATATCACATAAAATCTGCATCACATACGGAAAAATATCACGTACCGGCACAGTCGCGGCTTTTTTATCCGAACACTGAAGTTTAACCGAAATCGGCCTTGTCAAACTCTTATCAAAAGTCATAAACTTCTGATAGACATCATTTATTTCTTTAATCTTGATTTGTGCTTCAGCACTTATGTAGTCATTCTCCCACTTATCAATTATATATTGAATAAGAGATACAAGTTTTCTGAAATCAAGATCGCTATCGTACTTAGAGAAATGCTCAACGATTTTTTCCTCTAACATGGTCTGATCACCTTTTATTTTCTTTGAAACATCAAACATTGATAATCGGTTTTTTCGTTGTTCTGCTTTTAACTCAGTTTTTAAGCTTCTTATTTCTTCATTTAGCTTATGCAATTCCTTTTTTATTTTCCGCTTTCGATGCTTTCTGCCTTGTATATAACCTAAAAATAAACTAATTATGATCAATAAAAAATCCATAATATTCTCCTTTCATAAAAAAAGGAAATGACTTTAGCCACTTCCCGTTTAGAAATGATCTGATCTGAGGGATTAATCATCCATTTCTATGCTTGTATTATAACATTGTCTTTTTCTTGGCGAACCATCAAAATCCGCCGAATATTTAACTGAATATTCTGTTGTATTCAACACCAATACCGGTTGACCTGCTTCTATAATACTTTGAATATATCCCGTAATAATCAAAGAATCATCTGTATGTACTTCTTTCATTATACTGTTTATCAGCTTGGGATTATAAGAACGCGTATAAACCAAGCCTCGATTGCTGTTAATATTAAGTTGAACATACAATCTCTTATGCCCGTCTACATCTGTAAACGGTTCAAATAAACACTTGCCCTCAATTACATATTCATTAATCATTTTCTCACCGCCTTTCACCTTTTAAATGAAAGTCAGCGATGAATGGTAATAACAGGTGGAGACTATGTACTACCTTTTATTACGTGAATTGCGATTATTATTTTACTAACATGTTATTCTTATGCCCTACCCCTTACTGGGGTGGAAGTAACAAGCAACGGCTTTTGAAACATGAGGAAAATTGAAGTCGCACTTCGGGCGCACTTCACCC